GCGAACAACCACCCACTGAGGAGAACGTGATGCAAAAGCATAGTGCTGTGCGAAACAGTCGTGCTACGCTAGAGGATCTATTCTCTAGCCGTCGGGCTACCTCCACTAAGGAGCTGCTCGATATTGCCGAGCAATTGTGGTCGAAACTCGACACACCCACCTCTCTCGGTCTGTCCCTGCTTGCAAAAGCCGGGCAGATAGAGGATATCCTGCGGATAGACTTCAACCCGCTACGGTACCTCGAACGAGATGTGGACCTCGCAGCGAACGATCATCAAGCCATTAGCTTTTTGCGCAAAGCCCCTCTCGACGATGTCGTGAGTAAGGCCCAGCGCGAGGCGGTGGCTTGGGAGAAGTTCGTGTCAGCCGAGGATCAGTGTCGCCAGACCAACGCAAGGTTCCGGGCACGCCTGCGCGGGGAGTACTCTACCCCGGCTGTCGAGTGCATTCTGCACTTGACCCAGCAGAAAATCGCTGGTTGGCTCGGAAACCTAGATGCGAGGTCTTGGGCCCTTCGGTGTCGTTTTGGCCCGGGCGCAGATAACCTCACAAAAGGTCATCTCGTCTCTGCCTACCACAAGCTGTCCGCGGTGTCGTCGACCGACGATTTCGCGGATGGTGCGGCGAGATTGGCGCTAAGCCATCCGTCGTGGAAAAGGTACCTTGACGGAATTCATCCCGTTGACGGCGTCGGACCCACTGGGTCTGTCGACGTGGTGCTTGTTCCCGGCAACAAGATTACGTTCGTTCCAAAGTCGGCTCTTACCGAGCGCTCGATTGCTATTGAGCCTCGGATGAACATCTATGCCCAGTTGGGCCTAGGTGCTCTGATCCGGCAGCGCCTTAAAAAGCGCGCTGGTCTCGACCTGGATACCCAAGTTCCTTCGCAGGAGCTTGCCAGAATCGGGAGCCTATCAGGAACGGTTGCCACCATCGACCTGAGTTCCGCGAGCGATACACTTGCTCGTGAAGTTGTCCGTGACCTCTTACCGCCCCGATGGCTTGTAGCCTTGGAGTGGGTGAGGTCGAAGAGCGGGACCTATCGTGGTCAGAAGATCGACTACGAGAAGTTTAGCTCAATGGGCAACGGGTACACGTTCGAGCTTGAGAGCATGATCTTCTATGCCTTGGCTCTTTCGTGTGCGGAGTATTGTCGTGAAGACACCACTCTCGTTCGGGTCTTTGGTGATGACATCGCCTATCCAACTAAGTCGGTCGACCAGTTGGTAGAAGTGCTTCAGTACTGCGGTTTTTCTGTGAACCCCCGTAAGTCTTTCACAACGGGGCCATTCCGGGAGAGCTGCGGTGCGGACTACTTCAACGGCGTTAACGTCCGCCCCTACTTACAAGAAGAGACTTTACAAAATGTGGAAACCCTTTTCCGTATGGCTAACGGTATCCGGCGTGCTGCTTGTCGCCGTAACCTTGGTTTTGGTTACGACGGCCGGTATCGGCGCGCTTGGGTTGCTGTTGTACAGCGGATTCCAAGCTCTCTTCGCAGCATCCGGGGCCCCTGGCGTTTAGCCGGGGTCCCAGGT